CAATCGCAACCTTCTGCCCGGTCCAGTCACCTCGCACCTCGCACACGATCTGGTTCCCGCTGGTTGCACTGCCCAACAACAGGCCTTCCTTTGTGTTGTTGGTGTACCGCACCACGGCCCTGGCCGTGCCCACCACCTGATACGGCAACGTGAACGTGGTCAGCCGTGTGTCCGGGTCGTAGACAGCTGTCACGTTGTTGCTGGTCTGTGAATCCTGGTTGCACTCCGGGTACAGCAGCAGCCGGTCCAGGTGGGGCTGAATGCTGTCTGGCAGCTCCAGCTCGTCTGATGCGATGTGAGCGGTGTACGTCCCATCCGGGTAGGTCAGGATCAACCACAGCTCGTTGTCCATGAACTTCATCCAGCGGACATCACCGTTGAACTGGTACTTGCTCCAGCTGGACTGGGCCTTGGTTAACCCGCTGCCACTGGACTGGAATAGGTACTTGTAGGCATACAGCACCTTGCGATCAACAGGTGTTGAGCACACTGCAAAGTCAATCGTTTCTCCAACGTCCCAGTGCGTGACCAACCCTTCGATGTACTTGGGAATGTTGTTGCACACATCGTTGCTGCCGCCCAGGTTCAGCCCCGACCGACGTTGCGGTGTGTCATAGAAGCTGTACTCACGGAAGTGGCTGTACCCATACTCATTCGTGCCAAACAGAACCTGCGGCCCAGCCAGCTTTGGCCTGATGTGCGGGTTCATCTGCAAGTTGCTCAACCGCAGAATCATTGCTGTTGTCGGGGTCAACACATCAGCATCTGCTGGTGACACACGGAACTGTGAATACTGGCTAAACACCAGCAGGTTCTCATCCACCGGTAGCAGCCAGTTCAGCTCGCTGCTCACCTCGCTCACAGCCAGGACGCTGAACCCATCCTTGGCCGTCAGCGCAACGCTGGTGTCCTGGAAGAAGTTGAAGATCTGATCCGTCTCGCTGAACACCACGCTCTGACCAGCAGCCATCACGTACCGCCCACGGAACAGCACGTGATCTCGGATGGTCTTCCCGATGAATGCAGGGTCAGGCACCGTGGTCTCATCGCCAGCTGACCTGTCACCCCACTTCGGAAACGTGTAGCTGTACGTCGTGCCGCCTACTGTCAGGCTCTGCGTGCTGCCATCGGCAGGGCCAACAAACATCACACCCGGTGCCTTCCGGTAGATCACCACCGGCATGGTGTCCTGGTCAATCCGGTAGACCATCCCAGGCTTGGCCGTCTCAGCCCAGCTGCCATTCCCCATCGCACCACCATCTGTCGTGGTGAACTTCAGGTAGCGGTCATCAACTGTCTGACTCGGGTCTGAGCTGACGTTGATGATGAACCCGTTGGGTGCAACCACTGGCAGCTCAGTCAGGCTGGTCACACTGCCCTTCGCCACACGGGCCATGGCGTTGCCGCGGCCATCGTCAACACTCATGGTGAAGTCGGTGCCATCGGTCTTCTTCACCCAGACCACATGGCGATCCACTGTTGCCTCAAAGCCAGTGGTTGCCGTGACGAATTTGGCCAGCTCCGTCGCGACCGCTGACGTGCTCAGCTGGTTGTTGGTGTCGCTGGCCTTGGGTGTGGTGTACGTGCCAACCACCGTGCCGTTGAGGGTCAGCTTGTAGCTCACCTCATACGCTGTGGCCTGCACAAAGATCAGTCCTTCCTTCCGTGCTGCAGGCGTTGTGGCAGTGGACATGGCCACGGCCTTCTCCCTGTTCAACAGCAGACCCAGCGGACCGTTGTTGATCAGGACGTACTTCTCCTGGTAGTTGCCAGCTGCGTTGTACAGGTAGCCAGTGCTGTCAACGGTGATGCCAGTGCCTGCGATCTGCAACGCTGGGTCCATCAGCTGCGCTGGCGTGGCACTCATGCCAGTGCCATGGATGCTCAGCTGAGCTGGCGCCCCGTTCAACGTGATCAGCAGCTTGGTCTGTCCACCCTCGGGGTAGACCATGACGCTGTACCGCTCACCCGAGATGACGGGCATCATCTCCAGGTAGAAGTCCGTCACGGGGGTAGGCAGGATCTTGCCTACCAACCGCAACGGGTTGCGTTTGCACAGGCCCTCGACGGGACTGCTCCAGCCGTTCAGCTGCTGCTCCCCCTGACCCGTTACCCGTAGGTGCTTGGGCTGCTGTGACACGCCTTGGATGAGCGTGTCGATCTTCCCTTCAACAGGACCGCTGAGGGTCTTGCTGACCTTCCGGGTCAGGTTGGATTTGCTTTGCATCAGCGTGTCCTGAAACGGGTGCCTTCAGCTGGGATGTAGCCAAGACCGCTACCCATGCCCCGATCGTTACCCCAGAGCAAGTTGTTGTTCAGGTGACGCTCCTCGTCACGGATCAACATGGCGCGGGCATACTCCTCATCCTGTGCCGTGTAGGTGTAGATGATGTTGGAGTTGACGTACCTATCGCTGTAGATACGAGCAGCACGGATGGTGACGTACTGCTGTGCCGCATGTGGCAGGTGCTCCCATGGCAGCTTCATGACAATGCGATCCACCAGCAGTGGACCTGTCATGTCTTTGCCAAAGTCAAACACCCGCTTGAAACGGTGATACACCCTGTCACCCCTGGCCACGTACTCCATGTCGGGGTAGCGGTTGGGGGAAAAGATCACCGCCAGTGCGTCGTTGCTGATTGGGAACTGGTCTGTGGTGTCCTTCTGCAACTCAACGTTGCGGTCGGTGTTCCAGCTCCAGCCCTCGGCCTGCACATCCCGGCTCACCTCATGCAAGGTGCGGCGAGCCAGGGCGCTGTCGGTGATCTCGTTGACCGTGATGTCACTGAGGCGATCAATCGGCGCTTCACCGATGACGCCAAGCAGCGTGTTGATCGCCTCCAGTTCTGTCATGACTCAGGGACCAACGCGAGCAGGAGCACTCTTGGTCAGGTCGCCATTGGCAGCAGCACCGCCGGGACCAATCAGACCCTTCACCCCTGTCACGGTGTAAGTGGGTGCAGCACTGACGTTGCCGGGAGCGCCAACAGTTCCAGTCTTGAGGTCAGCAGTCAGCGTGACCAACGGCACTTCGGCCATCGGGTCATCGTCCTGTGCTGCCTGCCAGTCCCAGGCAATAGCCGTCTTGACGGCTGGCGGGTTGATCGTGGTGATAGTGATGGCCATGAAAAAGGGGGCATCTCTGCCCCCCATCTTGCCTCTGCTTGAGCGTGACTCAACCGTTGTGGATTTCAACCACGCACTCGGGGCGGAGGATGCCGAAGCCACAGGCGTAGCGTGCAACCATCAACGTAGATTGATACATCACGTTATAGTCATTGCCGGTCATCTGCATTGACAGATCACGCAGCTTCAGCACGCCAGCTGCACCCTTCTGGAAGGCCAACATCTTGGTCTTGGTCATGTCCACAGAAGACAGAACCTTGTCAGCACCACCAAAGGTGTAGCCCTGTTCACCAGCCTTGGCGGTGACATTGCCTTGCTTGATGTGGTTGCTGCTGTAGATGTTGAAGCCAGCCAGCTTGGAGATCTGACCTTCCTTGTAGGAGCCGTTGGCACCCTGCTGGTTGAAGTCAAAGTTCACAGCACGCGTGGATTGAACCAGCGTGTAGAACACCTCCGGGCTGCACACCAGAACGCGGCCATCAGCCGGGATGTCCTTCTCGTCCAGCGCCTGGGCAGCAGCGAAGACGCTGGCAACCAGATCGTCGGGAGTCGGCGTGGCTTTGTTGATGTCGATCCGGGTACCAACGCGGTACGGATCGTCGGGGCTTAGGCCTGCAGGCAGGTTTGCCGTCAGGTCACTGGTGCTGGTGCGGGCGCCGAGAGTCAGCACACGGGCGATGCGCTTATCGAATTCCCTAGCTAAAGCCTGCCCCAATTCCTTGGAGTAAATACTACGAATGTCGTAGTGATTTTTGGCTTCATCCAGGTCATAGAGGGCTGCATCTGCGATGAGTAGATCATCTATTTTTATGACCACTTCGTTCTGGGCCATGTTACCTTGGCCCTCAATCATTTTCCCCGGAGTATGGTACTTCGCGGAAAATCTTCCCGTCACAGGGAACTGAGCAGACTTGCCGTTTTGGATAGTCCGCTCTTGAACGAAGCCAGAAAAGATGCAGTTCCGCTTGAAGGATTGAAGCACTTCACCGGAAAAGACCTTGAGAAAAAGTGCGTTGTCTTTTGCCCAGGTGCCCGAGTCGTTGTTAATTACACCGGGCCTGGACAGGGTCACGTCAGGTGCAGCCACCGTCGGTCTCCATGATCAGGGTTTACAGGTGATCAACAGCGAGGCCTCACGCCTCTCACTCCTTGCTCCTGGGGTGTCGGCGTACCGGGCCTAGGGCAGAACCGTGGTGTTGGATCTGCCCACAGTTCTACACCATTGTCAACGTTCTTGGAACACGTTGCTAACAGCAAGCCGCCTTTCCACCTCACGGATGTACGCCGGGTCTGGGTTGCCACCGCTGTAACGAGGGTCGTTCATTGCTTCCACCACCTGGGCTTCGCTGGTGAAACCCTTGATCTCAGACGATGGAGCACGACCCCCTGACAGCCTCGGTTCATACCCGTTGCTCATCATGAAGTCGTACTGCAATCCCTTCAGTTGATTCAGGATTGCGCCCTGGTCGCCACTGTTCAACGCAGTGTTGAATGATGTCAACCTTTCCTCAGGCAGGTTCTGCGATGCCCAGCCAGCAATGCGCTGGTACTGCTGCTCACCGCCAGCCTGCTGCATGATCCGCTCCCGGATCTGCTGTGCC